AATCTGTCGGGAGCGGAGATAATTCTTGAAAATTGCCTTTTCAGGAGTTTTTGCAAACAAAAAATAAAAGCCGAAGAATAACATTAACGGCAGTGCGGTACAAAGTGAAAAACTGTATATAGATGGTTCCATTGTTATGCTTATTTGATTTTGATACAAATTTTGATACAATTTCCGAATTATAAGCCAGTTGGGATAAAAAACAGAAAAGAATATCTCAGAGTGTTCGCTGCTTGATTAAAAAAATCAAGACCGAATCACCTAAGATCTTGCATCAAATTGCTCTAAGTCACACGTTTCTTATTGAAACCAAATAATGTGAATGAAGTATTTTTTTTCATTATAATTCTTTATAAGGATTATGTTCAGGAACCCTAATGAGTTCTTTTATATCAACTTCCAGACATTGAGATATCTGTATTAATGCTTCTAAAGGAGGTTGACAAGCATTAGTACACCATTTGGAAATGGTTGCTTGGTCTCTGCCAAGTTTCTCTGCAAGCCATTTGTTCGTTTTCCCCTTTTCTGCAAGCATAACTTTTATACGATTAAGATTTTTCTCAGCCATTGCGTATATTATTATTGTTTTCGGTTGCAAAGATACTCATTTTCCTCCAAATATCGTTTGTTTATCCGAAAATCATTATAAAAATCGGCAAATAATTTGCCTAATTAGAAATTTTGCTAATTTTTGCATGATTTACAGTGACTCGTCCCATCTTCATCTTGCATACCACTATAATCTATTAAAATGAAAACAGATGTGCCTACTTATAATTTTCTTCTTTTGGAGTTGATTTATGAATATCAAAATCGGAAAAATTCCGCGTTATCCGTGTTAATTTTTGTTTTCTCATAATTTCATTTTGGGGTTACGGGATTTTGTTGTTCCTAATTTGTTTCTTTTGCCATTTTGTCATTCGGATCAGCATTGATTATCAGAACATTACAAACAATCAGTAAGATTGCGAAACAAAAATAGCGTACAGTGTACAACGACAAAAATCGTTTCCTCTGTACGCTATTATATTATAAAGGTGTAGGAATCTTATTAAAAGATGAGAGATTCTAACTTGTACCTTTGGGCGTCATTCCGTTCATAACAATAATCATCGGATACTCGTGTTTTACTTGCTCTGCTTGGCAATCCTTGCGGTTCACAACCTTACTGATAAACCATTGTCTGAACAACAAGGCTTGGTATGTATCCATTTGAAGTGCTATGGCGATAATCACTTCCACATCATAGACATTCGCAGAATATCCATTTTCAAGTTCGACGTATTGCGAATGCTGGAAGTCTTTCAGCACACTTTGTTTCCAAATGCGCTTGATGGTATTCTTCACTGCTGTCCCCGTTACATTCAACAGTTCGGCAATCTCCCAAACTGTCATCCACACCTCACCATGATGTGGGGCGTAGATGACCATATCTTCTTGTATTGTTATCACTTGTCGTTTCATACTCTGCCATTTATTGTGTTAGTATTATCGTTGCAAACATTTCCAAACGTGAATTCTTCAATGTTATTAATCTGCTGAGACAACTTTTCCACGTCTTTGCTCAATTTTTCCTTAGTAATCTTGGCATACACCTGAGTTGTCTTTATGTCCTTGTGCCCAAGCATTGAACTCACGGTTTCTATTGGGACTCCGTTGGAGAGGCAAACCGAGGTTGCGAACGAATGACGGCTCATGTGCCAGGACAGCGGCTTGGTGATACCACATTTTTTGCCCAGTCTTTTGAGCGAATCCATACAACTTTGGTAGTTGGGTACTGGAAACACCCTACCGTCTTCACACAATCCACGGTATTTTTCCATAATTTGCTTGGGATAATCAAGCAACTTGATGTTGGCTTCCGTTCCAGTCTTCTGTCGATGGATAACGATCCATTCACCTTCATCGAAAAATTCCTTGATGTTCTCTTCCTTCAAGTTGTACAGATCAATGAAAGCGAGACCTGTAAAACAGCAGAACAGGAACAAGTCACGCACCATACTCATCTTCTTTCTTGTGATAGGTGTCTCCATCAACAGATGAATCTCTTCTTTGCTCAGAAACTCTCTTGTGGTCTCTTCTTCCTTGTACTCATATCGTCTGAATGGGTCTTTTACGAGCCATTCATTATCTATGGCACGGAATACCATTGCACGGAGATTGCGGACAAACACCATCGCAGAGTTTATCTTCAAGTGCTTGTCGGTTCTGAGAAAAGTCTCGTAGTCTGTGATAAAAGGCAGCGATAACTCTTTCAGAGCAATATCCTTCACATGGAAATGAGTCTGCAAGAACTCGCCCACATAGGCACACCCGATTCTATACTTCGTGTATGTACTCAAAGATTTCATGCCAGCCTTATATTGCTTTTCCATTTCATCACGGCTTTGAGAATAGACTTTCATCAGTGTATGGCAACGATACTCCAAGCCAAGAAAGGCGTTCTTCACCTTGTCGGCAGTGACGAAGTTGTCCCTGTCCATAATCTCCTGATAATGCTTGCTGATACTCACACGCATCTTGTCCAATTTGCGGTTCACCTCCAAAGCCTGCATACTCTTACCTATCATGCGTCCGCCCTTGGTGTCCCACAAATCTGGATTAGCAGTTGTCTTGCAACTGAACTGCGCCTGTGTTCCGTCCACTGTGATACGTCCCATAACTGGAACAGTACCATCTTTCTTTACTACCTGTCTTTTGAGGTAGAAGATAATTGAAAATGTACTCTTCATAACGTCATTCTTTTTTGCGTTCAAAATTAATACATGAAGAGTCTTTTCTTGCTACGCATTTCACGGCAGAACACGGCAAATTTGGTTCGTAACCAAAAATCTTACGTTGCTCATCAGTAACTCACTATAAATCAGAGTATTCAAATTCAATTCGTAACCTTCCTCATTCTTCCGAACCTCAACATTCACCATTTGGGGTATAGGTTACGGATAGGTAACGTTCCTCTGTCTCATCTTGTCGTATTCCCGTCTTCGTCTGTCCTCGCCACTTTTAACCAAAATGAGGAAAGTAACTGATAACCAGTAAACTTTCCTCATTCTTCTCTCAAACACTTTTTATATGGACTTTCTGATGGTAAAAATAGACATTTATAATCGAACGGCAGTTATCCCCATTACTTACAAAATATTCATTATTTCCCCTAATATTTGCAGAAAAGAAATATTGCATACTATTGAGCCGCTATCGTACACTGCGGAAGCGGAAAGAAGGTAAATCCGACCGTTTTCCAATCATCTATATGCTCACTTGCTCAAAATATCACTTCAAGAAGTTTGGTATTCATGAGGATCACTTCCGCGCCGCCTGCACACGGGTATCCGTGGATATCGGCCGGACAAGTGATGACATCTTTCAATCGGGACTGCTTGTCACGCCTGCATTCCCGAGTTGTTACCGGCAAAAACGACTCGGATGAATACCGGGTATCGCGTGGAATCAGTTGCTTATCGTGGGCGATTGCCTGAGATATTCCGTTGAAGCAAGCTGCCTGACCATGAAAACCGCCATGTCCGCTGCCGTGATGGCGAACCAGATGCCCTTGCCGTCCAACGTGGCACGAACCTTTCCTTTGGCCGGACTTTCCTTGATCGTAGTGCACCGCACGATGGTCCAGTCGAGTCCGCTTTCCCGGATCATCGGTTCCATGCGGTTCTTGTCGTCGATGATGGCCTGAAACCACCTCATAAACAACGGCAGGACAAGTTTCCGGTATACCCAGGGAAGAAAGGTCAGGCTGTCTCCGGCCCCGATTACGCTGATGGCAACCAGACGTTTTACATGTATCCGCTCCATCTCTTCCATGATGATTTTATTGGCTTCCGAGACAAAACTTGTCGGCCGTCCATCGCCCTTGCCCCCGATTCCCAACGTTTGGATAACAGCCTCCTGCCCCTCCAGCACATGCCGGACAACGTCCCTGTCCATTACATTGCCCGTCACCACGTGCAGACGTTCGTGCCGGGCGGTAACTTTTTCCGCGTCACGTGTCAGCACTGTAACCTCATGCCCCTCTTTCAAGGCTTCTTTTACGACAGCTTTTCCTGCGATACCTGTCGCGCCAAATACTACAATCTTCATCGTTATATTCATTTTAATGATTTACAAGCCAATCCTGTGGCCTTTCCTTCCGCAACTCTGATGGGGGCGGCCTTCATGGTGCCTGAAAAAATGGTCGGAAGTGAGTCGGGCGGGGAAATCCAGACCGTCGGCACTCTCTCTTACGCTCATCTCCGCACATCTATCGGACTGGGGAGGCCCTGTTTTCCATGCCATTCTCCTCTAAAACCTCTTCCGTTATTTCATCATGCCGGCTTAATAGTAGCATTCACGGTAAACCTCAAAATACACGATACCGCCTTGTGGGGTGATGGTGATTTTATCCTCCCTTGCCAGCCAGCCGATGGCACATGCCAGTTCCAGCGGATTCAATGCTGTGGCTTTCACAAGTTCTTCCCATGAGCATTTGTTGTCGTGCAGTACCCGCCATACGATGCCCGCGTTTTCTCCTATTGTTTCTTTATTCATAACTGTTTTCGTTTATCATGTTTATATTGGTTATTACAAGTATCTTATGCAAGAAGGTATGCGGCAAGAGACCGTTAATACTCGGATTAAATCATTAATCCTATTCCGACAACAATTATTCCGATTTATTTATTCATTTGCCAACAGACAAGATCTGTATTCAGAAGGTGAACAACCCGCATACAGCCTGAAATAACGTCCGAAAAACGTCTGTTCCGAGAAGTTCAGCCTGTGGGCCACCTCCTTGATGCTTATATTGGGATTGGAGAGCTGGCGTTTTGCCTCGATGATAACGAACATGGAAATCCAGTGCGACGGGGGCTTGCCCGATACCTCGTGTATCAATGTCGTGAAATAGCGGGGTGTCAGATTCTGCTGCTCGGCATAATATCGCACGTCCCTGCGGATGCGGAAGTTATTGTACAGCGCCACGAGGAAATTCTGGAAAACCTTGTCCTTGCGGGTCTGCTTGATGGTCCGCACGGGCGTATTGGCGATATAAGCGTCGATAACCTCATAGCAGAACGCCTGCACGAGTGCCGAGACCACCTGTTTGCTCAGGCGGGTGCAGAGGTCTTTCCTGCCGCGTACGCACTCTATGATCTCTTCGATACGTCTGTATTGATCCGCGGTAAGCGACACGAGGGGATGAAAACGGATATAGATGTGGCTCTGGGTGTCGGCGATGGAATCGAGCGAGGAGAGCACGAAGTCGAAGTCGGCCTTTCCCGCCACGCCCTGCAGGTCGTCGCTGAAACTCTTTATCTGCGTGTGCGTGAAAGCGGGATAGATATACAGGTCGCCGGCACATACGTTATACATACGTTCGTCCATCATAAGAGAGATGCTTCCCCGCTTGCACAGCAGAAACCCGTTCTGCTCGACATAGCCGACGGTGCCCCGGATATTCACGTTGCCGCTGTCTATGTCGAACAGTTCGATGTTGGGAGTTCCTACTGCGTTCATCTCAATCTTTCTTTTCCGGCTGTAAAGTAACAGAAAAAATGACAAAAAGTTCCGTCATTTCAGTATATATTTCATAAAATCGGACATATCATACAATTTTCACTCAAATTCATTCCAGCCCCTTCCAAGCCTATCGACTAATTTTGCATCATGAATAAATGGAAATATATGAAAAAGACTTGTATTGTATTTCTGGCGTTTGCCGGGCTGCTGGCTGTCAGCTCGTGCGGTAACAGGAAGACGACAGAAGCGGAAACTTCCGTTGTCCGGCTCTTTACGGTCAAGAACGCCGACGCCGCATCGGTTCAGGAATTTCCCGGACGCGTGAAGGCAGCCGAAGAAGTGAATATGGCTTTCAAGGTCAGCGGGACGTTGATGAACGTCCATGTCGAAGAAGGCGGCAAGGTTCGCAAGGGACAGCTCGTGGCGGAGATAGACCCGCGCGACTATCAGGTGCAGCTGGACGCCGCCGAGGCGGAGTTCATGAGGGTGAAATCGGAAGCCGGGCGTGTGATGGCGCTTTATGCCGACAGCGTAAGTACTGCCGATGCGTATGACAAGGCGCGTTACGGCTTGCAGCAGATTACGGCGAAATACGAGCACGCCAAGAACCAACTGGCCGATACTAAAATATACGCGCCTTTCGACGGATTCGTACAGAAACGGCTGTTCGATCCTCCCACGGTCGTGGCGGCCGGGATGCCCGTTGTCACGCTCGTATCGGGAGGCAGGCAGGAGATAGAAATCAATATCCCTGCATCCGCCTATATCCATCGCGACAGGATGGTCTCTTTCCATGCCGCGTTCGACTTCCTTCCCGGGCGGGACATTCCGCTCCATCTGATAAGCATTGCCCCGAAAGCCAATGCCAACCAGCTCTATACCATGCGGCTTTCCCTCCCGCAGGACGTGTCGCCGCAGCCCTCGCCCGGAATGAATACGATGGTAAAGATCGAGACCGGCGATGCTGCGGGCAAAAGAGTCCAAATACCCTCTTCCGCCCTGTTCAAAAAGGACGGGAAAAGCTGCGTATGGATTTATGATGAACAGAGCGGGACGGTAAGGATGCGTACTATTTCGGTAGAGCGGCTGCATACCGACGGCACGGCGATCGTAACCGACGGGCTTGCCGCCGACGAGCATGTCGTGGCGACCGGTGTGCACAAATTGACCGACGGCCAAAGGGTGCAGCCGATGGAAGAGCAGTCTGAAACGAATGTAGGAGGCTTGTTATGATGGATTTGGGAAAATGGGCTTTTGACAACAAGAAGCTGGTTTATTTTCTTGTCGCCGTTCTGCTTGTCGGCGGAATCCTCTCCGCATACGACATGAGCAAGCTGGAAGACCCGGAGGTCAAGGTGAAGATGGCGATGGTCGTGGCTACCCGCCCCGGAGCCTCCGCGCATGAAATGGAAATGGAGGTTACCGAGCCGTTGGAAAAGAACATACGGACCATCGGTGAAGTGGACAATGTCGCCAGCTGGTCGTATAACGACCTGGCCATTCTGCAGGTCGAAATGAAGACGACGGTTCCCGACGATGAAATAGAGCAGTGCTGGGATATGCTGCGGCGCAAGGTCTCCGATGCCGCAGCCGGACTTCCCGACGGCACGTCGGTCAAGGTGCAGGACGACTTCGGGTTAGTGTTCGGGATGATGTACACCCTGACCGGCGACGGTGCGGACGAACGCCGGCTCTCCGACTATGCACGGCTCATCCAGCGTGAACTGACGGACATCAAAGACGTGGGGCGTGTCACCATATACGGAGAGCGGGAGGAGTGCATCAACATCGAGATGCTGCCCGAACGCATGGCGACGCTGGGCGTTTCTCCGGCCGAGGTGCTCACCACGCTGCAAGGGCAGAACGGCATCTATTATGCCGGATATTACGATAACGGTCCCAGGCGCGTGCGCGTCACCGTCAACGACAAGTTCCGCGAGGTGGAGCAGATACGCAACATGATCATACAAGGCCACGAGGACGACCAGTTCCGGCTGGGGGATGTTGCCAAGGTCGAAGAGGGTTATGCCACCCCGGTGCGCAACTCGATGGCCTACAACGGAGAGCCCGCGCTGGGTATAGCCGTTGCCGCCGCTTCGGGAACGGATATCGTCAAGGTGGGCAAACAGGTAGAGGAACGCCTCGCGGAACTGAAGGCGGAGCATTTCCCGGCAGGCGTGGAGTATCATAAGGTGTTCTACCAGCCGGAGCGTGTGATGGATGCTCTCGGCACGTTCTTCATCAATCTGATCGAATCGGTCATCATCGTCGTAGCGATACTGATGCTCGTCATGGGGTTCAAGAGCGGGGTCATCATCGGCACGAGCCTTGTGATCATCGTCATCGGCTCTTTTCTGCTGCTCGGCACGATGGACGGCTCCATACAGCGGGTGTCGCTGGCGGCGTTCATCCTGGCCATGGGTATGCTGGTGGACAATGCCATCGTGATCGTCGACGGTATTCTGGTAGACCTGAAACTGGGCAAGCCGCGCCGGGAAGCGATGACTGCCATCGGAAGGAAGACGGCCATGCCGCTGTTGGGGGCCACCCTGATCGCCATTCTTGCCTTCCTGCCCGTCTTCCTCTCTCCCGATACGGCAGGCGTTTATGTGAGGGACCTGTTCATCGTGCTTGCCGTGTCGCTGCTGCTGAGTTGGATACTGGCACTCGTGCATGTCCCGCTAATGGCGAACGGCTGGCTGAAAGCGGATGCATCCGGCCAGAAAGAAGCCGACTTATACAGCGGCCGTGTGTACGGATGGCTGCGCGCCGCTCTGAACTTCGGGCTGCGCCACAGGGTTTTGTCCGTCCTCGTCGCCGTCGTCCTCGTCGCCCTGAGCGCGTGGGGCTACAAGTACATGCACCACGGGTTCTTCCCCGACATGGAGTACGACCAGCTCTACATGGAGTACAAGCTGCCCGAAGGCACGAACTCCACGCAGGTAGCATCGGACCTTGAAGAGATCCGGACCTACCTGCAAAGCCGTCCGGAGATCGGGAACGTGACGACCTCCGTCGGCGGTACGCCCGCCCGCTACAACCTGGTGCGCAGCATCGCCACCCCCTCGCTCTCATACGGCGAGTTGATCATCGACTTCGAGTCTCCCGAGTCTTTGGTGGCGACCATGGACGAGATTCAGCGGGAGCTTCAGCGGCGTTACCCCGACGCCTACGTCAAGTTGAAGCGATATAACATCATGTACAAGAAATATCCCATCGAAGCCCTGCTTACGGGACCCGATCCTGCCGTGCTTCATACGTTGGCGGATTCCGTGCGCATGATTATGGAGCAGTCTCCCGAAGTCTGCCTGATAACCACCGACTGGGAGCCATCCATGCCACTGTTGTCGATAGACTACGAACAGTCGCTGGCGCGTCGTTCGGGGTTGAGCCGCCAGGACATCTCCATGTCCGTGCTGACGGCTGCCGGCGGCATCCCGGTGGGTACTTTCTATGAGGGTGTGCACAAGAACACGATTTATCTGAAATGCGCCGAAGCGGACGGGGCGAATCTGGACAATCTGGAGAATGTCCCGCTTTTCTCGATGATGCCGAACATAAACGGTTTGCTGGATGAAGAGACCCTCCTGAAAATACAGTCCGGAACCGTAGACCGCAGCGATCTCATCGAGTCGGTCATGCAGACCACGCCGTTGAAGCAGGTAAGCCGTGGAGTCGATGTGGTTTGGGAAGATCCGGTTGTCCCGCGCTATAACGGGCAGCGGGCCCAGACGGTCATGTGTTCGCCTGTTCCGGGCATTGAAACGGAGAAAGCACGTACCGCCATTGCCGAAAAGATTGAAAGGATAGAACTTCCCGACGGGTATCAACTGCAATGGAAAGGTGAAAAGGATGCCAGTACGCGCACCATGCACTACCTGTTCAAGAACGTGCCGTTGGGCGTCGTGCTGATGATCGCCCTCCTTATCCTGCTGTTCAAGGACTACCGCAAGCCCGCCATCATCCTTTGCTGCATTCCGCTGTTGGCCATTGGCATTGTCGGAGCCATGCTCCTGAGCGGGCTGACGTTCACGTTTTGCGCCATCGTGGGGGCATTGGGACTGGTCGGCATGATGATGAAAAACTGCATCGTGCTGATGGACGAGATCGGGGAACAGATCGGTGCAGGCGTGGCGCCGGCCGAGGCACTCATAACCAGTTCGGAAAGCCGCCTGAGGCCCGTGATGATGGCCTCGCTTACCACCATTCTGGGCATGATTCCGCTATTGAGCGACTCCATGTTCGGATCTATGGCTGCCACTATTATGGGCGGTCTGCTCTTCTCCACGCTGGCAACGCTGTTCTTCGTCCCTGTCCTTTATGCCATATTCTTCAAAATCAAGATAAAATGAGAAGACTGCTTATATACCTGTTCGCCATACTGCCGTTTGCGGGCTATTCGCAAACGGTTCTGACACTGGATGAATGTGTCCGGCTGGCAAAAGAGAATAACAAACGGATGGAAGCTGCCGTAGTGTGCGGGCTCTGTTTCTCCCCTCCTTTTCACTGACGGGCAGCGCACTGTATTCCACTGCCGACGGCTCCTATTCGAGCGGCATGGGGCAGTTGCCCGTATTGGGAGCTGACGGGGTTCCCACGGGGCAGTCCGCACTGTTTCCGGGCATCGACCTTGCTTACGACCTCGGCTGGATATACGGGGGCGGCGTCAAGGTGGAGCAGCCCCTCTACATGGGCGGCAAGATACGGGCCGGCTACCGCATGACCAGGATCGGTAATGAGATAGCCCGACAAAATAAAAGGCTGACGGAATCGGAAGTGATCGTGGAGACGTCGCGTGCGTACGCCGATGTAGTGCGCACGAACGAACTGATACAGGTTGCGGAGTCTTACCACGACCTGTTGACGGAACTGATGCGCACGGTGGAGAGTGCCCGCAAACACGGTATGAAGTCGCAGAATGACGTGCTGAAAGTGAAAGTAAAGCTGAATGAAAGCGAACTGAACTTGCGCCGTGCGGAAAACGGTCACCGCCTTGCCATGATGAACCTGTGCCACTACATAGGCCGCCCGTTGACAGACCGAATCGAGACGGACGGCGTATTGCCTGACCCCGGACATGCTCCGGTGCGGGACGACGGCATATTCAACCGTCCTGAATACCTGATGCTCGAACAGCAGAGCGACCTGGCAAAACAGAAAGTCGCCATGGCCAGAAGCGAAAGTCTGCCGCAAGTCGGTTTGGTCGGTCAATACGGCTATTTGAACGGCGTCGAGCTGAACGGGCGGAAATTGATTGACAGTTGGAGTTTTCTCGCAGGCATTCAGGTATCCGTGCCTATCTTCAATTTCGGGAATCGTATCAACAAGATAAAGTCCGCAAAGGCACAATATGCGCAGATTCAGGCCGAACGCGAAGATACGAACGAAAAGCTTGCGCTTGAGATGACCCAGTCGTTCAACAACCTCGACGAGGCACTCCTTGAAAAGCGGTTAGCGGAATCGTCCGTCGTTTCGGCGGAGGAGAACCTGCGCGCGAGTCGTCTGCAATACGAGAAGGGCATGGAAACGCTGTCCGACTATCTGGAAGCGCAGACCTTGTGGCAGCAAGCCCGGCAGACACAAGTCGAAGCACGGATAAACTGCTATCTGAAATGGTTGGAGTACCAGAAGGCTGCGGGAAGAATCAACTGACGATGTTTGCCACGGGAGTGCTGAAAATGACGGACCGGATAACCCCGGTACCAAAGTCCATGTGTAAGTGACAACAGCGGAAGTCTTGGAACGTGATGAAACGTGAGCCGGCAAAGTTTTGACATCAGAAGGAACGCTGAATGCCTGCAATAACCGAAGATAAAAAGTGCCGTTTATCGTTCGTGATAAATGGCACTTTTTATAATTTTGCGCCATGATAGAAAACTGCCACTTAAAACATCTCATTGAATTACAGACAAAATCTGAATGTTTGTCCGTACCTTCCAAAACCATTCTTTTGGAAGAAGGGAAAGTTGCGGATAAACTCTATCTGGTCCGTAAAGGCTGTCTGCGGCTGTTTTTCTATAATGAAGGGAAAGATATTACTTTTCAATTCTTTTTCGAGGGGAACTTCGTCGCCTCATTCGACAGTCTATATAAACGCACGCCGAGCCTTTTCTATTTGGAAAGTATCGAGCCGACGGAACTCGCGGCCATAAGAAGAGAGGATTTTTACAACCTGATTGACAATGATTCGTCGCTCAGACAGTTGTATGAGGAAAAACTCATAGACCGTTTTCATGTCTATCAACAGCTATTCCTGTCTCGTATAAAAAATACCCCACAACAGCGATATGAAGAATTGCTGAAAGAGTATCCCGATATCATACAGCGTGTTCCGCAGCATTATATAGCCTCTTATTTGGGCATCACTCCCGTTTCCTTATCCCGCATCAGAAATCGTCGTTAACTTCATTTCTTTACAATTGTTATCGTTCGTGACCAATTGAAATGGCGACCTTTGCATATAAAGTCGTCGATAATTATGAAGAAATTGGGTGCAACCGGACTTAAAGTTTTGAAGATTTGTCATCTTCTTTTTGCTGTCATGTGGATTGGCGGAGTTATGGCATTGGTCTGTCTGCAATTGGGCGTAACCCCTGATACAAAAGAAATGATGTACATGGCAGCCGTCGCCCATTTGATTGTGGACGAGTTTTTTCTCATTCCCGGTGGCGTCGGCATCGTCTTTACGGCTCTAATATATGGCACATTTACCCGATGGGGCTTTTTCAAACAACGGTGGCTTGCAGTCAAATGGATTCTTACCATCTTATTGGTAATTATAGGAGCAGGCTATATGGGGGTGACGATAAAGGAGAATGTCGTATATGCAAAGAATATGCTGTCTGAAAATATCAGTGCTGATGTATATTGGAATAACATCTACCATGTCGCTGCCGCAGGAATAATTCAACTTGTCGGTTTTGTTTATATCGTGGCTATATCGGTCATAAAGCCTTGGAAAAAGAAAAATGCGAATCAACCTGACGAAAAGTGACATCCGGTGTTTTACGAAAATCAGCTTGTACCCGACCCATGCATGCCCTAAAGCGGCTTTTGATTTTTCCCTTCACAGATGAGTTCGTTGTGTTTTTCCATGACTTCCGGAAAATGTCTTTTGATAAAGTCCCTCAAGGCGCAGTCGTTCACACTGAATCGCCGTGCCAGCGATTTTATTCCTTCGGTCGTCGTGCCGTACAAGCGTACCGCCTCTCCGTATTTCTCCATGCTATGACGGGACATCACCTTGCCATCGCCTGTCCGGACCATGCCCTGACGTGCATACAGCTCCGGCTCGTGCTCTTTCAGGTATTGCCTGAAACATTCCGGGTGCAGCCCGAACTCGCCAGCGACCTTGGCCGTAGAGAGTTCGCTCTCTTTCAGCCGTCTGATGGCTTCGGCGTATTTCGCTTTTGTCGCGGGATTGTACTTCCGGACTTTGGACCAGTCAATGGTCATGCCCTCTTCGTAGGGGATATTTTTCCGCCTACATATCAAATCCATGTGCCAGCGGTGTAGATATTCGTAGAATCCCTTTCGCGATACTCCCGTCATTTTGGCTATCCGCAAGGCGGACATCGTGGTCGTGCTATAAAGGCGTACCGCCTCGGCATACTTCTCCTGTATCTCGGGCGAGGGTGCATGAACGGTACCACGACCGGTTATCTTGCCTTTCCGTTTGTGTCCGACGGCTTTCTCGCGTATCTTGATACGTTGCTTTACCGGATGTCGGAACATCGTCCCTCGATTTGTCCGACACGCGTCAAAACGAAAACCCCTCGTCAGCTATGTAAACGACAAGGGGTTTCCAAATATTAGTATCGGTCGGTCTTTCCTATTTTTTACAGCTTGCAGCAAGACCTTTCCAAGTCAGGGCGCTCAATATTGCCCCTACAAACGGAGCCACAATAAAGAGCCACAACTGTCCGAGCGCCGCACCGCCCTCAAACAGGGCCGGACCGATACTGCGGGCAGGATTGACCGAGGTGCCCGTGATAGGTATGCACACGATATGAACCAGAACCAATGTCAGGCCGATTGCCAGTCCCGCGAGATTTCCGGCACCTTTCTGCGGGTCGGTAGCCCCCAGCACTACCAGCACGAAAATAAACGTGAACACCGCTTCTGCGATGAACGCCTGCAAGGCCATGCCCTCACCGTAACTGTTCGCGCCCGTCATTGTCGGCCCTCCATGTGTACCGGCCGATACCAGCAGACAGAGAATGGCAGAACCGATAACGGCCCCGATCACCTGAAACAATATGTACATCCCTGCATCCTTGCCATTCATGCGCCCGCTCAGGAACACGCCCAGCGTGATGGCCGGATTGATATGGCAACCCGATATGCCCCCGATGGCGTATGCCATCGCCACGACTGACAGACCGAATGCAAGGGCCACTCCTAATGTCCCCACACCGGCACCTACCGTACCTGCGACATTACCGGCGAATACCGCGCTGCCGCAACCCATCAATACGAGAACCATCGTTCCCAGCATTTCTGCAATGTATTTCTTCATAGAATTATGGATTAAAATATAAACAATATCGCAAATATATGACTTTTAGTGTTATTTTATAACCGTTCGATACATTTTTTAACACAGGTTCCATTGGAGACTGCGACAGGCAATCCGCACATTACGAGAGTAATGCCTACTTTATTTTGATATACTCCGAATACTTTATCTCCACATACGGGTTGTCGCTGGATATGGTCTGGTGTAGGGCCTTGACCCGTTTCCAAAACCACCAGCCTCTATATTCCACCCATACAGCCTGATTGAGCGTTACGGGAATCCGGATAGAGCCCTTCAGCCGTTCGTCCTCGATGATGCCCGACAACTCGATATGGGGTGTCAGCATTTCAACTTTTTGCCGAAGTATGGGTGCGGTATCCCGTATGATGATGGTATCCCGCACTATGGCATCAATGGGACCGGTCACCTCCATGTCGTGTCTTGCCGCCGCTTCGAGGTTCTTGACCTTTATCCCGAGTCGTTTGATGGTCGCGGCATCTTCCGCGCGGAAACGTTTATATTCGTCGAGCGTCAATTGCAGGGTTTTCGCATCGAGGGCCATCGTTGCCGAATCCACCTGCATGCGCTTCACCTCCGAGAGCAGAGCTGTGGTGTTCGACAGGTAGCGGTCACGCTCGGACTTCAAACGGACAGTATACCGATACTGGAGCCATACGGCACCTCCGAGCAGCACGACGGCAACCAACAGACATTTGACAAGAATCTTATTCATAAGACACCGAACTTTCGGGGATAAACCATATAAATTCGTCCAGATACGCCTTTTCGAGCAGCACCAGTCCGCCCCGGTTTCTGCTCCGGCCATCGGACAGGTCTTCCACGACCAACCCGCGCCGGCCGACCAGTTCTTCGAGTTTCATCTCTGACAGTTCCGCCGAGGCTGCGATTGTAATGTACGTATTCTTGACCATGTCTACCTCCCGTTGTAGTGGTTACTGTGTTCCAACAGCGAGCGTATGTCCTCGCGTATCTCGTGCAGGTCGTTCTGGATGGAGTTGAACTGCGTCATCGTCGCCTCGAACACGGCCTTGTCGAGCTTGATGGCGTCGATGCGGTCGTACTGGTCCTGAATCCTCTCTTCTATTTTCCCGCAGCGCTGTTCCAGCTCCGAAATCTGCCGGGTGTTGTTCAGGTGCTGGATGTACATCGTCAGCACGAACGAGAGCACGACCGTAATCATCTTGAAGTGCTTTATTACAAACTGTTTGAACTGTTCCATATCTGTTTTATTCCATTAGTAGTGTGAATGCTTCCCTGACGGCCCGCAGCAGGGCTTCCGCCGCGGCGCTGTTCCAGAACCCGTAGATGACAAGGGCGACCATGATCGCCAGATAGATCCACCAGGCAACTTCCTTGCGGTCAATCCTGCGTTTGCGTCTCGTCATCTCGGGAAGGGTTTTGCGGTACGATCACATTGAAAATCACGTTGCCGTCACTGCCCTCGATACGCAGGCGGTTCTCCTCCTTGTGCCTGATGGGGAATATCTCCATCAGTGCCTTGGCGGCATTGACCGACACGGCCCGCAGCGGCGCGGGAGAGAGCGGTACGCCGAAACGGTCTGTATAGTCCGTCGTGGCGGTCTCGTCCATGACGGCTTTCAGGGTCTCGGTGACCTGCAGTTTTACCGCCATCGTCTCCATCTCGAACCGCTCGGAGGAGAGCAACGCCTTGATATGCGCCAGTACATGCGGTTTGTTCATCAGGTAGTTGGCTGCGGAATTGGGGTTCTTCGCCGCCTTGTCTCCGAATACCTCGACATAGCACTTCTTCGGACGCCCGGCATATTCCAGCCCGCCGTTCACGTAGAGCTCGCAGAATCGCATCTCCTCGTCGGTAAGCGGCTTCGTCTCCTTGTTTTCCTGTATGTGATTCGTCTGTTGCGACATATTTCTCTTTTGTTAAAGAGTAGGCGGATTATCCACGGGAGGTTTTACGAAATCCCTTTTCTCGTTGATAAGCTGCTCGATGAGCGTGTCGTAGAAAACCTGCGCCAGCGCGTCGGCGCACGCTTCGGCATCGGCGAGCGAGTTGATAAGGCGCATGTTGAACCTGATTTCGAGGTCGTAGCCCGAAATGACGGCCATCAGCTCATTGCCGTCATAGCCCAGTGCTCCGTAGGTCATGCGGTCGGCCGTGCGGAAGGTGATGGTCTCGGGAACCTGCTGCGCAGTATGTTGCTTTTCCTGTTCCATGTTATATCTTGAAGTATTTACGTGTCTTCTCCTTTTTCTGTATCATATCTCCGGCAGTCCCCTCCGTGTTTCGCAGGCGTGAGGTATAGACGCCCAGTATGTCGAGCGTCGCGGTGACGTCGGCCGCCGCGTCGTGAGCATCGTCCAGTTCCACCCCCAAACGTGCCGCGATCAGTTCCAGCTTGTAGGAGGAAACCTCCGCATCCGCGGCGAATGCCAGACGGCCAATGTGCAGCGTGTCGATATAATGGGGCTGGAAGTTGCCGTAGTAGTCCTTCGTTCCGGCGAAGGTTTTCTCGAACTCGGCCATCAGCCCTGCATAATTCATCATCTGCTGCAGGAAGCCGACATCGAAAGCGATGTTCTGCCCGATAAGCACGGGTCTGCATTGTTTGCCGCCGCAGAGCGTGTTCCGTGCGGCAAATGCGATGACCTCTTCGGCAATTTTCCGGATGTCCGCGCCCTGCGAGCGGAGCAGGTCCATCGTAATGCCCGAATATTCCAGGGCTGTTTGTTCGTACTTCATGGGTACGGATTCCTCCCGGGCCTGCTCGTGCCGCGTGCGCAGTACTTTCTTTTTGGGCAGACCCGCGTCCTGACGGCAATAAGGCGCGACATACGCCTCGTAGCGTTCCATGACCTGCCACGTGTCGAAACGTACCGCTTGCAGGGACACCTGCGTGCAGGCGCATTCGCGGCAGTCCAATCCTCCGGTCTCGAAGTCCAGACCGATTCCCGTATATATCTTCTGTTCCGTTTTCGGTGCCATATCGTTGTTATTGAATGAATAGAAGTGAATTTTTGGTCATCTGCAAGGCATTGCAACCGTTGTAGTCGCTGTAACGTATCATAGCCGTGAGAATGACGACCTTGCCCTTGAGCGAGAGTATCTCCGTACGGTGCGCTATATAATAATCGTTCCAGCAGACACACTCCGTGAGATGGTTGTTTTGTGAGAGTGTCAGCTTGGCGAAGCGTTTTCGCTGACCCGTTTCACGGTCCTTGTAGCTGTGCTCGGCCACGTCCACGACCGTGGCGCAGACGGCGGCACGCCGCCCGTCATTCTCGTCGCGCGAGACCTCCTCCAGCGAAAGGTAGGATGCTTTCCCCCTGACCGTCTGACGGGCTTCCGAGCTGTCGAAGATACGGCGGTAGTCGATGGAACCGATGCCCGACACGGCGATCTGCTGCTGCGACCAGAAGTAGTGCTTGTCCCGCATTTCCGCAGGGAAGTCCTTATCCGAAAGGGAGAACCCCAACTCTTTCGCCGCCCGTTCCAGTACGGCATAGCGTTCCGTTACCGCCCGTACATTCTCGATGCGGTCGAAGCAGCCTGCCAGAATCATGTTTTTGATATGGCGGGCATTGACCGGTACTTTCACCGCCTCGTCCGGATTGTCCGGGTCCTCCCAGTAACAGTATTTTTTGAGCTTGTAGCGGAAGATGCGGTGAATGAAGTTCTCGATACACTCGAACTTGCCGCGGGTACGTTCCGAAACGATATATTCCACCGTTTTTATTCCCACCTGCCTGATGCGGGTCAGGGACCAGAAGATTTCGTCAGTGGCGTAATCGGTGAAGAATTCTACTCCCGAACGGTTGATATCCGGCGGCACGATCTTCGCCGCCGAGCAGCGTTCCATCTCCGCCATCAGCGAGGGGATCTCCTTGTCATCTGCCCATTGCAGTGCCACGGTGTAGAATGCCGACGGGTAGTTGGCTTTGAGCCACGCCCCGCAGTAAGCCGTCAGGGCGTATGCCGCTGCATGGGAGCGGTTGAAGGAATACTTTCCCGCCACCTCGATCTTGTGCCAGATTTCTTCCGCCTCATAATCCGGGCAGCCATTGCGGACAGCTCCTGCTATGAAATCTGCTTTGAGCGTTGCCATCAGGTCGGCTTTCTTTTTGCCGATGGCTTTGCGCAAGAGGTCGGTTTTGCCCAGGTCGAACCCTCCGAGCGTATGGGCGACGGACATGAACTGCTCCTGATAGACCATGATGCCGAAGGTGTTGTTTGTCGCCTCGTAGCACCCATAGTTGTATACCGGAGCTACTTCGCCGCGACGGAAGCGGATGTAGTCTTCTGTTGCTCCGATATCGAGCGTTGCCGGGCGGTACAGGGCATTGATGGCGATCATGTCCTCGATGCAGTCCGGCCGTACGTCCTGAATGAAGCGCGTGATACCCGGTGAGGAGAACTGGAAAACATTCTGCGTGTTCCCTTCCGAGAGCAGCCGGTAAGTCTTTTCATCCTCCAGTTCCCGACCTGTAATCCGTTCGATGGAGAGGCTTTGTCCGTAGTGTTCATTTACGAGCCCGATAATCGAATTGAGTTTGGCAAGTTCCTTCGTCGCCAGCACGTCCTCCTTCAACAATCCGATCTCATCGACTGAATATCCGTCGAACTCCGAGACAAGCACGCCGTCCATCTCGCGTATGGGCAGGAAATCGAAACACTCCGCCGGTTTCCCATTCCGAGTTTCAGGCGTGACGATGATGGCCGAGGCGTGTATCGATGCCGCCTTGGGCTGTCCGAGCACGAGGCGCACCTCTTCGATGACCTCGGGATAGGTCTGGATAAAGTCCTTCAATTTCTTATTGACGGCAGCCTGCCTGAACAGCCCCGTCCAGTCCGTTCCGTCATCGAGCATCGCGGTAATGTAGTTCACCGTGCCGTGCGGCACGCGATGCACGCGGGCGACATCCTTCAGGGCGGCCTTGAGCTGCATCGTGGTGAAGGTTCCCGCGGAGAAGACCCGTCTGCGGCCGGCCGTATTGTACCGCTCTTCGAGATACTCCTTGATCTCCTGACGGCGGTCGGAGGCATAGTCTACATCGATATCGGGGAGCGATGCATGTCCTCCCGATACCAGTCCTTTGTTCACAAAACAATCCGTCACCGTTATCGGTGATGCGGTCTTTCTGATATGGATATCCGTCACTTTCATCGAAAATATTTCTTATATCGTATAATGGCGCTTACCGTCTGTCGGCAGACGCCGTACTTTCGGGCGAGTGTCTCCTGCGAAATCCCGCCGGCATGATACATCACCCGTATCTCTTCCGCCTGTGCGTTGGTCAGCTTGGCATTGCGGCTTTTCTCGCCGTAGTCGTTTTTCAGCCCGCCCGCAATGGCATGTTCCATGTTGCGTTGGTGCGTACACATTTCGAGGTTGTCCGCCGCGTTGTTGCAGCGGTTGCCGTCGATATGGTTGATTTCCAGTACAGGGTCCCAGTCCGGCAGGAAGTGCTCGGCCACGAGCCGGTGTACGGAGAACTTCGTCCCGACACCGCCCTTGTAAAGCCTCACGCGGTCGTAGAGCGATGTCGTGCCGCACCAGGGGCACAGGATGCGTTCGGGCTGCGTCCAGGTGATGCCGTCATGCGAGACCTCCCGTTCGAGGCTCTTGACACGTCCCTTATTGCTGATCTGGTATCTTCCTTCATAATTCCGAATGTCCACCCAGATTTCCGGAGTGTCATCCATTGGCTATCCTGTTGTATGCCGTTTGAAAAATCGCTTCGTCTATCTCGATGCCGACAAACCGCCGTCCGGTATTGCGGCATGCCACGCCGGTACTTCCGCTCCCCATGGCGAAGTCAAGCACCGTGTCGCCTTCGTCGGTATAGGTGCGGATCAGGTATTCCAGCAGGGCGACGGGCTTCTGCGCGGCATGCAGGCACGACAGCTGCTTGTCGGTCTTGTATGTCAGCACGCTGCGCGGGTAACGCTCCGTGGAGACGTAGTCCCGGTAGTTGTCATGTCGGCGGTATATCTCTCCCTGCTCGCATTTGAGCTGGTGGACGGCCATGACGACTTTCCGTTTATGCCCGCCGGTCTTCATCGGATTGTACTTGGGCAGCCGGTCATAGAAGACAAGAATGTCCTCGTGCGCCTTCATCGGCATGCGCCGGGCATTGAGGAATCCCGTCGGCTGTGTCTTCTCCCATACCCACGAGTAACGCAGCCGTTTCAGGTTCGACGAGCCCAGCACGCTGGTGAAGGGCTGCTGACAGAACAGCAGCACCGGTGTCCGAGGCAGGGAGACGCCTTTCAACTCTTTCCACATCTTCGGAATGTCGATGACGGCATCCCAGCGGCAGTGCGTGGTGCCGTACGGCGGGTCGGCAAAGATCATGTCCGCCGTCAGGCCCTGAGCGGCAAGCCGCGGAAGCACTTCGAGGGCATCGCCCCGGTAGAGGTCGCAGCCGTCACAGGGACGGCGGTGTTCGTAGTTCGGATTCATGGATTTCGCACTCCTTTAAGTTCCACAGCAAATCTCGGCGGTCGAAAAGGATCTCATCGCCACGAATCAATTCATCGGCATATATCGTCAGCTCCTTGCCACTGCGGACAATCCTCAGCCGGGCGTCCCGGCACAGACGGTAAGTCGCATCGTTCATCGTTATCTCCACATACCGCTCTCCGCACGGAACCGTTATGTCCGGAGCCAGCACCGTCAGCTCCTCCTTCCAGACGAGCCCGCAACGTTCCGGCACGAGGAAGCGGGAGAATATCAGGTCGTATTTCAGCGGGTCGATGGAGGTTATGCCGAGCAGGTAGGCGACCAGCGAACCGCCTGCCGAGCCGCGCCCGATACCCGTCGCTATGCCGCGCCGATGCGCCTCCCGCACCATGTCCCACTGGACGAGAAAATAGTCCACGTTGTCTGTCGATTCGATGATATAGACCTCCTCGTCCAGCCGTTCCCGATAACGCCTGTGTTCCGGTGCCGGGACTTTGGCGTCGAGCCCATCATCCAGCAGACGCAGGAACATCGTGCGACGGTCGCCGTAGCTTTGCCGCTCCTCGGGACGCATGCGGTACTCGGGCATGAACATCCTGCCGGTCTCGAATACGGCTTCGGCACGTTCCGCAATCTCTACCGTATGCCCGCACATACGGCTGAACAGGGCGTCGAAATCCCACTTCGCGGAGAAGAGCGGGCGGAGCGTATCGTAGTGTTCGTCCACGTTCTTGAAATACTGGTCGTCGCTTTGCTCATGTGCTGCCCCCGAAGCGATCTTGTTCAGCACGGTCTTCGAGACGGCATCGTCCCGGTCCGGATAGTAGCAGTCTGAGATAAGGATCGGTTCGACTGTAAAGGAATCGGTTGCGGCATCGTAACATTTCTCGAAATAATGTTGCAGGGCGAGCAGCCGTTCCCTGTCGATACGGTCGGCCTTGTACTCGCTGCCGTCCACCTGGTAGTAGACCGCCTCGAAACCTTGTCGTATCCGTTTCAGATGCCCGGGGTGAGCGGTCATCCAGTAGACCGAGCAGGTGGCGAATACCAGCACGCAACCGGCGGCGCAGGCCAGCAGCCGGCCATACGCCAGCACATGGCGTTCGGAATCGACCATAACAGCACGCTGGATGCGCAGCAGGTTGTGCAGCCCTTCATCGGTCAGGGCGTATACCTTGACCTCGACCCGCTCCTCTTCATGCTGCATCGTCAGCGTATAGCCGAAGATGTGTTTCAAACCAGCCTTGGAACACTCCTTCTGGATGTTGAGCGTAGCGGCCATCGTGTTGCGGTCTGCGATGCCGGCGGCCGTATGCCCGAGCCATTGGGCTTTGCGGCACCATGTCTCCAAGGACCCGGAGGCGTTCAGCAGTTCGTAAGGCGTATGGATTCCCAGATTCACGAACGGGATATCGTGCTTCGGCGGCTTCGGACAACCGATGTATTTGAGGATGTTGAAGCGGAACGCTTCGCGCAAGTCGTAGTAGTACCAGTTCCGCCCGAACGGGAACGCGACATGAAAAATACCTTCCTCCATCAACACCTCCGGGCTTTCCAGCAGGTTGAAGGTTAGTGTGTCGCCCTCGCCCCGGAAAATCGAGCCCACACCCGACAGGTCCGCCACGAAGAGGCGCCCGAAATCGGGAATATTCACGACCTCCCTGTCTACAATCGTATAGTCTATGTTTTGGGCATCGAGCCACGTCACGAGTTCTCCGGTCATCGTTCCTGTACTTTTCTGAGTCTGTATTCAATCGGTGTCAGCAGACGATAGGCGAACGTTTCGTAAATCTCCCGTCCGCTCATCTCGTCCCAGTCCTTATGGGCGTCGGCAATATCGGCGATGAAAACCTCGAAATAGGGTCTCAGTCGTTCCGCTGTACGCTTGACGGCTTCCACGGCATCCCCGTCATAGCCGATGATGACCGTTCGGACACCTTTCGATTGCAGTTTGAAAATCTGCACGTCGGAGATTTTCTTTCCGAAGGTCGCCACGGCGGCAATATGCGGATTGTCGTAAAGTTCCAGCTTGCGCGTCAGGGCGACGACGTCGAAGATTCCTTCTGCAAGAATGACCGTATCGGTCTCGTTCTCACGGATGGCATCGCTGTTATAGAGCATCTTGCTGAAATCGTTATCCGTGGAGTTGCGGTAGCGCAGAATCTTATAATTCCCCGAAAGTTTCGCCTTGCGGTTGCAGGCGTCGATAGTCTCTTTAGACCAAGTGTGGCGGGCGACGTATCCCACGACTTTCCCGCCGTCGATAACGGGGAAGATCACATAGTCCGCAAAGCGGGAGTTGAGCCGGCCGGTCACACCGACCGGGAAATACTCGTAGTCGTCGAAAAGGAATCCCCTCTCTTGCAGGTACGGGTGGCGGAAGGTACGCTTGTAGAAGTCCGGCAACGACGCGGGAAGCAACCGGTCGTCGAGCTCCTCCGCTTCGGGGGACAATAGAAGTCGGTTCTCCAAAGGTGCGTCGATGTCGGCCGTGGGAGTAACCATCAGGTCCATGCGGCCGATGGCTGCGAGCAGCTGTTCGAGGGTGCGGGTCGAAGCGCCGCACGAGAAGCAGTGCGCCATGAAAGGCGTGCGGCGGGCGGTCTGCGGTCCTATGTAGATGCCGAACTTGCCGCCCGTCTTGCCGCAGAACGGGCACCGCGGGACAAGCAGGTTCTTGCCCCCGCCGTCGCATTTGGCTCCCGTCTCGCGGACGATTTCCGAAACCAAGTATTGCTGTTCCTGTACCGATAGCTCCATATTAAGGTATAGCACCGGTTGCTGCAGCGAGGTTTGAAAGGACTCCGGAAAAATGAAGCAGCCCGCCCCGATTCGGCGGAATTACATAAGATAGATCTTTATAGATGTGTGATAGCGACGGACTTATGCATTTTACAAGAAAATTGCTCTCTGATTGAGCATTTTTCGTCTCATTTTTGCTCAATTAGTGAGCATTTTTGTATATTTGCAGAAAAATATTTTGAATATGAATCGATTACAGGACAGATACAGCAAGCTGCTGTTGGAGACGGATCCCCGTTTCCATCGGTATATGTACGACCGCATCGGCTGGAACAGCCGTATGATCGGACTGACCGGACCGCGCGGTGTGGGCAAGACGACACTCGTATTGCAATATATCAAGGAGAACTTGCCGCCCGATACCTCGCTGTACGTCACGGCCGAGGATTTCTACTTTGCAGACCATCGCCTGTTGGATCTGGCCGACGATTTCGTCAGACATGGAGGCAAGCACCTTTTCATCGATGAGATTCACCGTTATAAGGACTGGTCGAAGGAGTTGAAACTCATGTACGACTACCATCCCGAATTGCAGGTCGTATTTACCGGTTCTTCGGTGCTCGACATCAACAAGGGGGTCTCGGATTTGAGCCGCCGGGCTGTCATGTACCACATGCAGGGGCTGTCGTTCCGGGAGTACCTGCTGCTTTTCCACGACATGAAGTTTCCCGTATATACGCTGGAGGATGTCCTGCGGCATAAGGTGGAGATTCCGCCGCGGTTCCACCCGCTCCAGTTCTTCCCCGATTATCTGAGACAGGGGTATTATCCCTTCTCTCCGGAAAATCAGGGCATACACATCCAGCAGATCGTGAACCTCGCCCTCGAATCGGATATACCGCAATATGCGGGCATGAATGTCTCCACCGGACGGAAGTTGAAACGGCTGCTGGCCATCATAGCCAAAAGCGTACCCTTCAAGCCCAATATCAGCAGCATTGCCGCGGCACTGGGTGTGAGCCGCAACAGCGTGGCCGATTATTGTCTCTACATCGAGGAGGCGGGACTTATCGCGCAGCTTCGCGACGACACGGGCGGAATACGCGGATTGGGGAAAGTGGATAAGATATACCTCGACAATACGAACCTGATATACAATCTCGGAGGAGAGGGAGCCGAAATCGGCAATGTCCGGGAAACCTTCTTCTTCAACCAGATGCGGGTGGGTCACGATGTAATCAACTCTTCCGTCTCCGACTTTATGATCGACGGCTTTACGTTCGAGGTCGGAGGGCGCAGGAAAGGGAAGAAACAGATCGAGGGCGTCCCGAACGCTTTCGTCGTCAAAGACGACATCGAGTTCGCCTCCGGCAATACGATACCGCTCTGGCATTTCGGATTCGACTATTGACGGCGTTGAAGTTCAACAGCATCGGTTTGAAATGTTTGGAAAAAGAATCCCGGATAAGGCGATAAAATCATGGCGGACCATTTTATCGAAAGTATAAAGCGTACCGTCTTGTCGATTAGACAAAAAAACGCTATTTTTGTCCAATCGAAAGGACAATATTATGAATAAAGAAATTTTAAGATCGGTATTGGCTGATAATCAGGTCGAGATACCAAGACATGATGTCATACCCCGTAAATTCGAATTTGAGGAGTTCGGAAACTATGTATTCGTCGGAATACGACGGGCCGGTAAATCATATTTGCTGTATCAGCGTATCCAGCAGCTCCTTTCTTCCGGAACAGGCTGGGATGAAATTCTATATATCAACTTTGAGGATGAGCGGTTGGGGACAATGACCGCCGAGGACCTCAATCTTTTATTGGAAGTACACATGGAGATGTACGGCAAACGCCCTGTATTGTTCCTTGATGAGATCCAGAACATTGAAGGCTGGGATAAGTTCGCCCGTCGGTTGGCAGACTCCAAATATCGTGTCTACATAACCGGAAGCAATGCCAGAATGCTCAGTAACGAGATTCGCTCGACACTCGGCGGACGTTACATTGAAGTGAATGTGTTCCCATATGATTTCAAGGAATTTCTCAATGTAAAAGGGATTCATCTTACTCCTACCACTTTATATGCGACTCAACAGCGTTCGGAAATACTAAGGGCTTTTGATGACTATTTTCATCATGGAGGATTTCCGGAAGGGGCAGGACTGAGCTCGAAGCGGGACTATCTGTCAAGTGTATATCAGAAGATATATTTGGGAGACATTGCCACCCGTCATGCCGTTGAAAACACTTTTGCCCTGAAAGTGCTGTTCAAGAAGATTGCCGAAAGTGTAAAACAGCCGATATCATTTACCCGGTTGACGAATATTGTGTCGTCTACCGGTATAAAAGTCTCAAAATCAACGGTGATAACTTACATGGAATATGCAAAAGACGCATGGCTGGTTACCGCAGTTCACAACATCGCCGGAAAATTGGTAGACAAGGAGACTAACCCCAAATACTATTTTACAGACAATGGGATATTGAATCTTTTCCTTCTTGATCCGGAAACCTCTTTGTTGGAGAACATGGTTGCCGTCAATCTGCTGCGTAAATATGGCAGAGAAGATGCCGTTTATTTTTACAACCACGGCGTAGAGGTGGATTTCTACATTCCGGAAGAGGAGCTGGCTATCCAGGTCTGTTATTCTCTTACTGACACCGAGACTTTTGACAGGGAGATCAAGGCTTTGTTGAAACTGCCGTCGGCTGTTTCCTGTAAAAAGCTTATGGTAATAACAAGGGATGAGGAACGGATGTTGGAGATTGACGGAACCACTGTCGAAGTAGTTCCAATCTGGAAATGGCTTTTATCCTGACGAAGAAATAAATGCCATTGAAGTTCAACAGCATCAACGGCAGGGCGATACAAAGTGAGTAATTGTATATTGACGGTTCCATTTTTATTTCTGATTCAAATCACACACAAAAATACAAAGAATAGGTTGAATCATGAATGGAATACCGCAAAAAAGTAATGTTTTTCAAGCGCTCTATTCCCTGTTCAGGTTCAGCGTCCTTTGACTGTCGTAGAACACCTCGTTGTCATAATCCGTGGCAATCTTGATGGTATCACCCTTCTTGAAGAAGCGGCTCTTGGCTACGTGCAGGCGCATGACGTTCTCTTTGCGTTCGGCCGCGGACTGGTTGAGCGAGATCAGGTGCGTGCAGGGGCGCGACAATCCTTTGGCCTCGGAACAGTTGTACTCCGTGAGCACGTTCCTCTCGTCGTTGAGCCATTCGCGGTCCTCGATGGTGGACTGGTAGGTCACCACCATCCACACTTTCTCGTCCGATGCAAGGTCTTTCAGGTCATTGGCCACGGCGATCCGTTTCGCCCGTTCATGGCTCGCGTCCCACGCACGGCGTGCGGCGTCCGTCAGCAGATCCATCGAGTCGATGATGACGATATCGGGGTTGTGCCCTTTGAGCTTGCGGTACTCGGATATGCCGTTCTTGATGTCGAGTGTCGAGACCTGTGCATTGAAACGCGGGTAACTGCGTACGGTGATACTGCCCGCGTATGCAAGCACCTGCTTTTCCAGATGCCGCATCTCCGTGTCGGAAATCTTTCCCCGCTCGAAGTAGTAGGCGTTTTTGGAGATCAATCCACCGGAATAGGCATTCAGCGCTTCCTCTTCCGAGCCTTCCAACTGGAAATGCAGTACGTGCAGCCCGTCGTCGATGTCCGCCCTGACGCCTATCCATTTGGCGATATGGGATTTCCCGACACCTGTCGATGCGAGGAAGCAGGTTAATTGTCCCCGCAGGTTGCGCCCGGCATTCAGAGCATCGAGATACGGGATGTAGAACCGCGATACGCGGGGCGCCGTCGAGCGCTCCTCTTCCTCCTCGCGGCGGCGGTTCCGCTCGAACCGTTCCGAGAAGGTCTGGGCGACATCGATAAAAGAGGTGCTTTTAAGTGTAAATCCCGCCAGCCATTCGGCATATTCCCGCAGCGCCTTCTCCGCCTTGTCCTGCCGGTTCTCGTTGTAGAGTTTCCCCACCTCGGCATAGACCGCCTGCAACCGCACACCCTTGATGTAGCTTTCGAGCATGTCGGTCATCACCTCGGCGCTCTGTCCCTCGTCATACTCGCGGAAGGTGTCGATCAGTTCAATGGCGTCGTAGTCCTCCTGAAAGGTCTGCGCCAGCACGGCATACGACGGCGGCGTCTTGTAGGTGCGGTAATGCGCGGCGATGCTCTCCTGCACCCGCTGGAAGGAGCGGTCCGGCAGATATTCCTTACGCATGTGACGTGCGAGTATGCCACACAGGGTCTCCTGCCTGAGAGCCGTGGCATACAGTTCGTAGAGGAATTCCGCGCTCAATGGATTGGTCGTGCTCATACCTTAGCCTCCTTTTCCCTTTTATTCCACGCCTCGCAGCGGATACGATACAGTTCCGGGTAAAGGGCAGCTGTCCTGCGCCGGCAACGTCCGGCATGGGCACAATGCCGACAGGAGGGAGAAAAGGGCGTCCACAGCAAAGTGGACATACCGCACACGGCATAGCCTGCTTCGGTCGAGAGCAGGCGCCGCTTGGTCGTCTCTTCATACTCCGGATAGATGAACCGTTCGAACGGATGCCGGCTGCGGTCCTCGACGAGTGCAGTGATCCCGGCACGCGACAGGGAGAAGCTTTTCAGCCACCTGTCTTCATGGCTGCGACGCTGTCTGTCCGAGTGCAGGTAACGTTCCACCGCCCGCTTCCCGAACGAGTGCGTGACATCCCACCGGAAACGGTAGTCCGCGGTGAAACCGGAGATGGCGAATACCTGACAGATGCAGAAGTCCGCCAGACGTTCCGCACTGACGGGAGCCAGCGTGTCGAAGCAGGCATCCAGCACCCTTCCCGCGCGGCCGCCCGCAGGGAAGATGAAATCCTTCCACAGCGTCATACACACGAGGCGGGTGAAGAGCCTCCGGCTGTTATTTCTCCACTCGTCTCTCTCCATTGCGGGTCAAAAGGTTGCGCAGCTGTGACTTCGCCAGAAACAGACGGCTCTTGACCGTCTCGATATTCCGGGTCTGGAGCGTCCCGTTCCGATAGGTAATCTCCATGATTTCGCCTATCTTGTATCCTGCCTGTTGCAGCAGGAACGCTTCCCTGTAAATCGGTTTGAGCCGGTCCAATGCCCAAAGGATATCGTCATTGTAGAACTCCCGGTAGTTGTCCATGCCCATGCAGTTCTCCGTCGGCTCGTCCTCGGCGAGCAGTGTCGAGCGCAGCTCCCCGATCTGCGCATTGTCATCCGCCGGTGTCCGGCTGCGGTTCCGGGTGTTCAGGTCGGCGACAAGACGCTTCGTGACGGCATAGATCCACGTTTTCACGGGACGTGCCGGGTCGTACGAGTCCATGTACTTGAAGAAATTCGCAAGGGCCTCTATGTAGTTGTCCTCAATATCCTCCTGATTGAAGGTATATTTGATGCAAATGCTGTATATCAGATTTTTATGGGGCATGACATACTTCCGTAGAAGTGCTGCCCTCCGTCTTGCGGATTCATCCCCTGCGGATGGATTCGCTGTAAATACATCTTTCTTTTCCACACTTTCACTGACTGAAAAGAAGTTGATAGCTAATCTCTTGTCCCAATCTGTCAGCTTCGGTGAGCGTCAATTAAAGGGCGGGCGGCAGCCTCACCGCCGCCCGAATCTCAAAAACTTGTCATCTTACAATCTGTGTCTGCGTATGTAGTAATAGAACAGGTGGCAGGCATCGGCGGCGTTGTCGTCCACCGGCACGATGCCGTATTTGCTCTTGCATGCAGCGATCATCTGCGCCTTGGTGGCGTGTCCGTCTCCCGTCGCCCATTTTTTGAGTGTGGCGGGATTGACGAACTCCGGTTCGGGAAGGTCCAGCTCGTCGCAGACTTCGAGTAAAATTCCCCGCAGTTCCGCCAAACGGCGCATGTCGTAGAAGTGGCGGTTCATCGACACGTCCTCGGCCGCGACCTGCCGGATACCGTAACGGCGCATATAAGCGAGGAGCATCGTGCGGAACGTGCCGTGCATCTTGTTGCCGTTGCGGCGTTTCGACTCCGTGAAATTCCATACGCCGGCCTCGTGCAGCGAGAAGTAGCCGGTGTGCGTGGCGATGTCCAACGCCAGCACCTGCTCCCTTGTCAGGAGGCTATTCCCCGATTCGAGATTCTCCATTTTCCTTGACGATTACCAGTTTATGGGGATAACCCTCCGCGACGTTCCCGTGCGATACCACCAGTACGGTCCCGCCGAGGGCGTTCAACGCCTCGAACATGGATGCCAGTCCCGCTTCATCCACCGCTTCCAGTATCTCGTCGAGAACGAGCAGGTCCAGCCCTTTTTCATCGTCGCAGTTGGCGTTGACGAGTTTCTGCATGGCAAGGATTGTCGCCAGATTCACACGGGCGGCTTCGCCTGCCGAGAACTTGCCGAACGAGCCGCAATCCACGCCGTCACGCAACAGCGAGATGGAGATTTTCTCGCGCACCTTGCCGCTTTTGAGCACCGTATAACCATCGAAACGGATGCGGATGTCGCTGCCGATACCGACGAGGAACTCGTTGGTGATGCGGCTGAGGGCCTCGATTTTCGTGTTGGCCAAGTAGGTCTTGAACTGCATGAAACGCTCCCGCTGTATTTCCAATGCCCGCACTTTGTCGTCCACGTCGAACTTGCGTCTGGCAGTCTCCATCGAGCGTTGCTTTTCCTGTTTCAGCGTGGCGCGGAGCGACTGGGTCAGGTCGGTTGCGGCAGCTTCGTTTACCTCGCGGATAGTCTCTTTCAGGGTGTCTACGGCACACTCCGCCGAACGGATGTCCTCCTCGGCCTTGCGTTTCTCCCGACCGAGTGCGGCACTCCGCTCGTCTATGAAGCCGAACACTTCGTCGAATACCTTGCGGCGGATGCCGTCGATCTCCTCCTGCATGGCGGCAATCCCTGCTTGGGTGCGTTTGCGGTTATGCTCCGCGTCTTCGACGCTGCTCGTGGCACTGTGCACGGCACGCTCGTGTTCCGACAGCTTTTGTTCCCAATTCCGGTGCTCGTTCTCCATGTTGCGGCGTTCGGTACGGATACGGTTCTGCTGCATCTCTACCTCTTCGGATTGTTTCTCTCCGGTCTCTATGCGACCGTTCAACTCTCCGAGTTGTTGCTGGCGAAGACGTAGCTCTTTTGTGCCCGCCTTGATGTCGAATCCGGGATGAGTTACCAAAAACTCGTGCCCGCAGGCAGGACAGGTAATCGAACCGGCCAGTTTGTTGGACAGTTCATCGATACCGGCCGAGACGGTACGGCGCTTGCGACGCAGCTCGTCCAAACGACCGGCAAGGTCGCGCAACTGTTTGTCTATTTCCAGTAACCGCGACTGATAGCCTGCCGTCTGTTCTTCGTACTGCGAACAGAAATCGGCGTAATCCTTTTTGAACTGTTCCCACGCCGCCTGCTTCTGTGCCAGCGTCCCTTCGGCGTGCTTGACCGCAGCATCGAGGTTGACAAGAGAGGCACGGGCGATTTCCATATCCTCCTTTTTGAGCCGGAGGGTACGGTTCCAGTCCGTGCGCCGTGCGTTCGGGAAGAGCGGCATAAACGCTTCGATGGCGTTCAGGCACTCTTCCAACGAGGTGTCCGAAGATTCCAGCTCCTGCAACGCTTCGTCCGCCTGCCGGACTTTCTCCATCATCCCGTCGGTTTCGTCCGCCGACGCTTTCCGGACACGTATCTGTTCCCGCTTGGCGGCGATGGACGCTTCGAGCTCCGCAATGCGGGTCGCACGGGTACGCCCGCGCTCTTCGCCCGCCACCGTCTCGCGGTCGATCTGTTCCTGCAACATCTCGATACGGCCGTCGATGCCGGCCAGTTCGAGGTTTATCCGCTGCTGCTCGCTGCCGAGCGGCTCGATGTCCTCCTCGACACGGGCGATGGCTTCGTCCACGAGAATGCCGTTCGAGAAGCGGTTGATAATTTCCTTTTTCTCCTTGTCCGAGGAGGACAGAAAGTCCTCGTAACGGTATTTCGAGAGGATAAAGTTGTTCAGCAACTCGTCGCGTGTGATACCCAATTTGTCGAGGATGTAACGGTTATAGGCATCGACCGAAGGCTGCACGGCCTCGTCCGTCTCCACTTTCATGCCGCCTCGCCGGAGCGTGCAGGCAACCGTCGATGTCCCTTTGCGGGGAATGCAGCGTGCAACGATGAGTTCCTCATTGGAAGCATCGTTTGTCAGATGCAGGTTGATACGGCACTCCTCGGCAGCATCGTTGATAATCTCCTCGGAGCGTATCTTGCGCAGCGGACTGCCCGTGATACCGATGGCGATGCACTCCAAAAGGGCGGATTTCCCGGCACCGTTCGACTGCTGCGAGTCGTTGTCACGGTTGTCGCCGAATATCAACGTCGTAACGCCTTGCTGCAAGGAGTACGACAGGCGGCGGAAAGCACACAGGTTTTCCGCCTCTATGGTTTTCAGTTTCCACATGGTCTGTTCTCGATTTTAGATAAGTATTCCAGTCCGACGGCGACATCCTCGATCTGCTTTTCGCGGCAGAACTCCTCGTAGGTCTCGCGGATGCGACGGCTGTCGAATTTCTCGAAGAGCGACGAGGACGAGGCTTCGAGCATCTCTTCATCATCGGCGATAAGCTCTACTTTTGCGGCACCGGCTTCCAAGAGCGCAGCCTTATTCACGGACTTCATGGCCGCCTGCGGGGCATGGACCCGCACCTTGACCTTATAACGGCCGTCGGCATCGATCTCCCTGAGTGCGTCCATGAGGTGCAGACCCGTCCGCTCGGCCGACACGTCCAGCACCTTGTAGCGCGTGTTCACCTTGTTTTTGATGAACTCGTGCGTGCCGTCGGTGTAGATGACCGTGTAGCCCTTCTCCTCGTCTTCGCCGAAGTTGTGCTGACGGCTCGACCCGATGTACTCGATTCGGGTTTTCGGGATGATGCACCGGTTGTGGTAGTGTCCGACGAATACCTTGTCGAAAGCCTCGAAGATACGGGCAGGCAGTTCCTTTTCGGAGGGCTGGGACAGTGCCCCGTTGATTCCCTCATGGATATAGAGGAAGTTGAGCCGCTTCGGATCGAGGGCTTCTTCTTTGAGACGTTCGAGGCGTGTGCAGAACGAACCGTCTTCCGGGAAGTAGCCCATCAAATGCAGCACGAACCGGCAGTCATCACCCATAGGTAAGGATACATAATCGTCGCACACCAGCACGTTGGGATGCCGGTCGAAGATGTGGCAATAGCCCCTTACGGACTCCTGATTGACTTTGTCGTGGTTGCCTTCGGCAAGGGTGACATGTATGCCGTGCTCGGCGGCGGTAAGCAGGGCGTCGTGCACGGCCAGCAGTACGTCGAGGGTCTGGGCGGCACGCGAGAAGAAGAGGTCGCCGCCGAGGGCGATCTCCCGGATATCCATCTCCCGGCAGATGTCGAGGGCCTCCTGCCAGTTGGCCGTAAATGCGGGGATATTGTCTTTCGACACATGGATATCGTTCAATAAAAGCAGGCAGGGATAACTCTCTTTCATAAGCATATCGGGATAATGACGGGAGGTGCGATGCCTCCCGTCGGATTACTTGCTCTGGTTTGCTTATGAAAGGTTATCTGCGACGTCGGGGACGCTCCGTGCGCTCCTCCGGTTGCGGTTCGTCTTCCTGCGGCGTATCGTCCCCTTCGGACGTCTCTTCGCCCTTGTTATCCGGTTCCGGACCCATGATCTCGTCATAAATCATGTCCAGCAGTTCGCCGTTGGACGTCGAACGCGTGACGTGGACGGAAAGACCCTCCTGCTCGATGAAGGCGCGGATCAGCGAGCGCAGCTCCTGTCCCTCCTCGGTGCGGTCCGAGAGCGACTGGCTGCGCAGTTCCTCGTAACGGTCGCTCAGGTCGTCGTAGGAGATGCGTCCGCTGCCGTTCTGTCCGTTCTCCCGGCTGTCTTTCGTGCGGCGGTCGAACGAGAATGCCGAGGTATCCTCCTTGGGCAGTTCCCCCTCGAGCGTGTCGATGACCGCCTTCATGTCGTCCGTCTCCATGAGCGACATGCCGTAAAGTGCGTCGCACTGTTTGAGAAACTCGACGGTAGCCCCCAGATGGTAACGGGTGTAACGGTAGATGATGTCGGGAATACGAGGGGCACCCATCAATGCCGTCAGCTCCTCACGGGTGAGTGATACGGGGTCCGACTCGTTGTCGATGGAGATGACATACTCGGTCTTCGAGCCGTTCTTGCGCTTCTCGATCTCCACCGGGTAGGCGTCGCGCACCGAGGAGATCGGACACGGGTATGCCGGGTTCTTCTGCAGTTTCTTCTGCCACAGCTTGAACTTGCGTTCGTCCAGGTCCTTGAACTGCGCATGTGAGAGGGTCATCATCTGGATGCCCTTGCCGCGCTCGTTCAGGTCGAAGATATAGAGGCAATGCCCGTAGCTGTATTTCAGCCCGCCGCCGAACGAGCCGCCGTCGATCTTCTCCGCCAGCTTGTCGTCGCCCTGCTCCTTGGCCTGTGCCACAGCCAGACGGCGGTAGGTCTCGATGGGGTCCACCGAATAGCCGGCATCCGTGGCACGGGTGACCGTGACATACATTTTCTGGGCTTTGTTTCCCGTCGTGGGCTTCTCCAATTCCAACAGCAGCTGGTGCACGGGGAACTCGTAGCCCGGACGTGAGGCCGTACCGTCCGCGTTGGGTGCCAGGGGCAATACCCGCAGCCTGTACACACCCAGCTTGTCCATCCTGAAAAACTCCGTGCGGGCGAACGCCCGGTTCTCCTCCTGCGCACGTTGCTGTGCCGCCTCGTAGGACTCCTGAATCCCGAGGAACATCTCTTCGACAGACCTGCCTTCCATGCCGCCCGTCTTTTCCAAATCTTCTTGCATCGTAACTTGATAGTTTATGGATTAAAAATGCCCGAAGGGGACGACACGGACATGCCGTATCATCCGAAACTGGATGCAGGGCGGACGGGTTCGGTTGCACCGTCCGTTTCAGTTGACAAGATTGGGAGATGAGTCTCGCTGACCGTATCCCTTGGGCGGGATACTCATTTGACAATATACGAGGGTCTTGGAACGACCGGATACAAAAATAGACAAACAATCTCTAAGAGCCATAGATGTAATTAGATGTTTTGCAGATTATTTATTGTCAATGCGTTACAATTTCTTTTTAATAACGGCTTTCATCTCTTGCAGCAGTATTCCGCCGTCCAGGCGCTCCTTGTTGCGCTTTTCGAGCTGTACCCGGTTCTGCCGGATGAAGGCTTCCGTCTTACGGCGGCGGATACTTTCGTAGTAGGTCTTTCGTTCGGGTGTGAGCCGCTTTCCCCGACGGCAGCAGAGCCCGTCCCTGCTATATTCCTCCAGATAGCGGCGGAACTTGGGCTTGCGGTACGAGGGGTCTTTCGAGGCTCGCGCCACG